GCATAGGTGACTGGCTAAGAAGCTGCATCATCTTCGGGTCTTGCATGGCCGACATGTGTACTTGGATATGTGATTCGTGATCTTGGTAGATGAACGCCTTGACCGGCTTGCCGTTGATGATGTCCATGTTCTCGCTGATCGGATCACGCGGCTTCATGTCATCGCCGTCTTTGAGTGGCACGAGCTTCTGAGCGTTCTGAATACCCAACACTTCAAGCATCTGCCTGTGTAGGTAGGGGAGATCGTAAAGCTGCGGCGCGCCTTGAGCAAGCTGAAGAACTGCTTGGTATTGAACGATTTTTTGCGCCATCGTCGCAGCATTAGGATCGCTGACTGGGATGACATCGACGCTATCGTAGTCGCTCTTCTTAGCCTTGCGGCTACCTTCTTCTGGTTCGTAATTATACGCCGCTGGCGTATAGGCAGCGATGATACCCTTGAGGAGTTTGAACTCCTGCTTCATCGAATAGTGGATGCGCGCCTGAACAGCCGACATCGTCTTAAGTGTACGCTCAAGAATAGCCAGCGTGGTGCCCACAGGAGCCTGACCAGACATATCGCTGATCTTCATATCCGCTGCACCAGCGAAGCGGCGTCCCTCTTCTACAATCGTCCCTAGGAGGCTGTAGAGGACCTGTGACGGCTCCTTATATGGGAGCGTCATGATGTTATCTTTGATCGTACCCGAAGCGACGTCCACGTCGCGGAACTCGGCAGGTGCAATCGGCGTATCGTCGCCCTTGACCCTCAGCCCCTTAGTCTTGAAGCCACCCGGTAGGTTAGATAGAGTGCCAGCATCAACAAGCTGGCGAATAAGGCTGGTACCAGACTTAGCAAAAGCACCAATGAGGTGAATAAGGCCAAAAGCATAGAAGCCAAAGCCCGGAACGTACGAATAATGGACGAAGTGGTTACGTTTAGCTTTAGCCTCATCATCGGGGTTCCAGTTACGACGGATAGCCAGAATGGTTTGTGTGGCCTTCTCGATTGTAACCACATAGGGAAGAGCAATGCCATCTTCGTCGGCATATTTGTCGTCTTCTAATACCAGATTGACGTGCATTTCGAGCAACTTGAACCGGTCATCGGTAGAAGCCCGGAAGCCCATCTTCTCAGCAATCTTCTTCTCTACCTCGTCAAAGGTATCAGTCGGATCGCCCATATCGACATCACGGTAGAACCCAGCAACCTGAAGCTTTTTTACTTCATTCGGGGTCTTCCGCATTACATGGGTGACGCGTTCAGCGACTTCCAAGCTGGACGCGCCATAAGGCACCACAACGTCTTCAGCAGGGACATACATCGCAGACTGGCGTTGGAGAGAAGGATCGTAGTAAACCTTCTTAAAGGCGTTACCAGACAGGCCAAGGCCCCACAGCATGCGTTCATGCTCAGGGCGGTACTCAACCATTACATCGGTCAACTGGTAGTTCATGTCATCTTGGACACGTGCAGCAGCATCACGCTTTTCTGGCGTTTCTTTACCAATAATCTGCGTCCGCACCGGACCTTGGGCCGGGAACGTCTCCATCATGGTTTCAGCTTGGAACTTAACCAGCGCTTCAGACAGCAGCGGGTGGTATACACCGCATGCTCCGGGCCAAGGTTCAGTCCGATCTTCGACTTTCATGCCCAGCAGCTCAAGGCCGTCCACGTAAGTCTGCATCCAGTCGCTACGACCAGACAAATCTTCGTCAAATTCACCTAAAAGGTCACCGGCAAGCTGCGTAAGCTGGCCTTCATCAATGTCGTCAGCCAAGTTCTCGTTGAACTCGTCTTCTTCCATGGCATCAGGGTCGATCTCAAGCTCCATATCGCCCATACGGATCGTCACCTCTTCAGGGTCTTCGATCTCAATCTCGATGTCAGGCTCCATTCCGCCCAGACCTTCATCCATGCCGAGACCCATCGGAGCGGGGTTTAGAGCCTTATCAATTGCCACATTAATGTCCCTCAGAACTTAGCCATTTAGCAACTACCGCAATATCCGTAGACCCATAAGCACTCTTGATGAGGTTGGCTTTGAACGAAATTGCCTGTATGTTACCTTTCACATAACCACGTAGTGGTATAATCCGATCTAGCGTGGGTGTAAACGGGTCACGTTTTACGCCGCTACCAAACACAAATGGCTCCCCAAAAACCGGGCATTTGTCTGGTAATATCGACTCTACATAGTCCACATCTAGGTCAAACGGCACGTTTTTCTTCTCAGCCCGCAGCTTCGCATTAGCTAGTGCGGTCCATGCCCAATACCGGCGTGGGTTCTTCTTCCGCCAGCCGTTTCCCTGTGCGCTTTTAGTAGAAACCTTGGTTCCTGCGGCTTTTGAAGTATTCGATGTCGTCTGGTTCGTCGAGATTGGTTGTGACATATCCACCCTTACGAAAACGCATTAGCGCTAGAGACACGGAGTCCACATAGTCATCGTGATCTGAAGCTGGAAAACTGGCTACTTCGTCAATAACTTCTTCCGCCCAGTGGGTGTTGGGTGCCCACACGCGGCCCGAAGCAAAGAGATCAGAGCAGGCATTGAGCCTACTGATCTTGTCATTACCCCTAGAGGGGGTAAATTCCTGCACTGGTATGCCCATAGCGCGCATTTCGTAGATGAGCGGGGCACCTGATGCTTTCTTTTCAATGATAATCGAGTCCGGTTCCCACTCTTTATACTCCTCAACGGCTGTTTTCTTGAGGAGAGGGAACTCCATGCGCTCCCGGAACGCATTTAGAAGGATAATATTGGCCTGCTCCACCCCGGTATCGTCGGGACGATAGAAAACACCCCATGTTGTACATGCCGAATAGTCAGCACGTTGCGTCTTCTCGAAGGCCGTATCCCAACTTTGGAGGATAAAGTCGCAATATGGCGGGTCATCACCCTCCCACGTCTGCCACCACTCGCGTTTAACGATGGCTGCGGACTCAGATGTCGGGTTCTGCTGATACTGCGCCATCCATTTGCTGTTGGGCAGTTCTTCTTTTAGGGCCGCAAGCTCTTTCAGCGACCAAAATTCAGGCCAAAGCGGGTTACCAGAGGGCAAAAGTGCTGGAAATTCAATAACTTCCCACTCATCACCGCCACGTTGGGCCGCAGACTTGAGCACTTGACCCGTCAAATCGCGTTTTGCCCAGCGAGTCATAACAACAACGATAGCACCACCCGGCTGGAGACGCTGACGAGGCCCAGAAGTGTACCATTCGTACGTCTTATCGTAGATGTCTGGGTTGACTTCGGCCAGTGCCGCTTCCTGTTCAGAGTGCGGATCGTCAATAATGAGCAAGTCAGCGCCCTTACCGGTCACCGCACCGCCAACACCAATAGCGAAGTAATCGCCGCCCTTGTTGGTGTTCCACCTACCGGCTGCTTTGCTATCTGATGCAAGCACGAGACCCGGAAATATGTTCTTATACGCCTCACCATCAACGACGTTACGCACCTTACGACCGAAACCCACAGCCAATTCAGCCGTGTGCGAGCACTGAATTACCTTTTTATGGGGGAATTGTCCAAGGAACCACGCAGGTAATAGGTAGGACGCAAACTCGCTTTTCGTATGACGCGGGGGCATATTGATAATAAGACGTTTAAGTTCCCCGCGTGCAACGCGCTCGAACGCCTCTGCCATTTTTGCATGATGCCTCCCCGCGATAAATGTCGGCCAGACTTCTTCAACGAACTTAATGAACCGCGTTTGCGCAAGCTGCTGCCTCTTTAGCTTCTCTAGGTGCTCCAACTCGGCCAGCAGCTTCTCTTGATCCGCCAGCGACAGGGCTGGCAGGAGAGCTGGGATATCACGCAGTGATATATTGTCGAGCGGGTTCGACATTAGTGTGGCTTTTTCCCGTTCTCGTATGGCTCACGCCCATCGAAGCTATTGTGCACAAACAGCGCACGCCCATCATCGGACCGAGTCTTGGCTGGCCTGCACTTACACAGCGAGCCATATAAGTGTACCTTTATATCATTCTCAGGGATGACGTTAATTTCCGTGGCATCGTAGTTCTCATAGACGCCCCACCCCGTGATGGGTCCCTCAGTCATGAACGTCTCCAACTCCGCTTCCGTCATCCGGTCCATATTCGCCAGCATTATCGCCACCCTGATCGGACTCGTCATCGCCATTCTCCAACGGAACCTCGGCAAAACCGAATTCCTCGTCGAGGTCAACCCCCAGTGGCGTCACATCTATAATGTCCGCATTGAGCAGCCGCTTCACCCGTTCCTTGATGGCATGCTCAAGGTCTTCGGGGTTCTT